CGCCGATGCCACAATGAAAGACGTTCTGGCCGTTTTTGAGCAATTCAAACTCGCGGAGCGATTCAGGAAACTCATGGCGTTGGCCAAGAAAGAAGGATGTCTTTACGTGGCCGAAGGCATGGCCGACGCGCTCAAAGAAGCCGGCGTCGTTATGCCTGCTGGTATCGAATTGCGGGAATGCAAATGGATGGAAAAAGGCACGATGGTTGCCGTTGATTCCAAAGCGTTGGACCCGTTCAAGGCATCGAACCAAATGCCAATACCCGCCGAAGCGCCTGTGCTCGCTGATCGATCAATCCTCGTACCTCATCAATCCGCTTCGCCCGCGTCTCCGGATGCTCCCGGCTGAGCGTTCGCAAGGGCAAGAGCGATCCCGTCTGCGGGTCGATGAAAGCCGACCACGGGGGATTGTCGCCTAGCCGCGCCTTGACGGTATCGTAACGTCGCCCACCGACCGCCAAGCGGCGACGCTGCTCGTCGGCACGTTCGAACCAACTCGAATACTCGACCGGATCAGGCGCCACCTCGTTCTGCGCGTTTTTGAACACGGCGGTCAACGCTGGGTCGTTTTCGATGTAGTCGGCAGGAAACAAAACCGGCGAAAGATAGCAGCGGCAATTGTGCGCTGTTGAACCATCAGCCTCTTGTGGCGGGTGCGGGCACTCATCCATGCCTTTCTGGCCGGGCTTCGGATCGAGATAATAAATCGTCCCGTTGCGCGCCGCATGTTCCGGCCGTGTGTTCTCGTCAAGCGTCGCGTGGACCTGATACCCCTGCACCATGTCGCCCAAACCTTGATGGGCCTCGAAGTTGCTCCGGTTGTAGACGCGAAGGCTCTCCGTCCTCGCAATCCGCCGCGCGGTCGAACGCGCCCCATCAACCACGGGCAACAAATCCTTCGCGATCTCCCGCGCCATTTTCCCTTGCGCCACCCCTTGCCCAACGATCTGCGCCAACTGCTGCGGCGTCGCCGAGGTCCGCGTTGCCCCCTCCAGCCGCTGCTCCCACGTTACCCCGGCCACGGGCGCATAAACGATGCGGTTGACTTGCTCCTGCGACGGCGGCGGAAAGAGGAATCCGGCGAACGCCTCGCGCTTCTCCGCGGCGGACAAATCCTCTTCGGTCGGCTCGGGGGCCGTGTATTCGGGGCGGACGCCGAAGCGGAAAGCGGGTTCGCCCGGCGCCGTCAGGCCCAGCGCCCGCAAGACGAGTTCGACGATGCCCGGCTTTTGGGGACCGCCCGGCAAGAGGCTGGGCCAGGTGTCGTCTTCGAGAAGCAACGACTCTTGAACGTGGGCGATGCGATGCAATGCCGCGGTGCGGAGGTAATTCGTCGGGAGGATGCCGAGCATTTCCAGTGCCGAGCGGTGGCCGTGGCGGGCCATGCGGTCGAGCGAATGAGCGATGGACTGCTTGGTCACGGGCACGATGCCGGCGAGGGCTGTCTGGGCATGGTGCTGGGCACGGATGGGAGACTGTTGACTAATTGCGGCCATCAAGCGACGCCATTGGCTGACGATTGCTTTGTCGGCGGCATTGGCGGCTCTATCAGCCATCAAGACCGCATCGATTTGGCGGGCCGTGGCCCTTGCTGCGATGCGGGAGGAAAGGTGATTTGCCATTGTCACTCAATCAAAAACGGCAAGCGACACGCTCAACGCCTTGACGATCTTGCGCGCCGTACTGATGGCCGGTTCCCGCTTCCCCGCCTCAATCAAATGAATCGCCTGCCGTGAAACGCCGCTCGCCTCCGCAAGTTCGGCCATGCTGAGCTTGGCTTGCTTGCGAAGGCGGCGAATGATGCGGGCGGGGGTCATCTTTTAACCTCACATGCTTGCATTGAGAGATGCAAGCAGACTGTCGTGGCAAAGCGGACGTTGCACACTCGGACCGTCCCAGGAAACCGAATGTGCGGTCAACCCCCGCTTAACCCATGCCGATTGAGGCCCACCGCTAAGCAATTTCATCGCGTCTGTTACCCACCGGAACGATCCATCGTCCATGCGAGCGAAAAAGAGAGTCGTTGCCGGCGAATGTAGTAACTCAAGAGCTTTCATGATTGTGACCTCCGTTTGATTTAAGAATTCATCACGGCCCGTTCTGCAACCTTGGACCACTCTTCTTCCGCCTCGCGCATAACCTTTTGCGGATTTTCACCGGCCTCCATTCTTTTGACAGCGTCCTGAAAAACCGGACCTTTGCCGCTTGCCCAATGACTTGATTCTGCCTCCGATTTCGCTTTGAGATAGATAGCCGCCTCCGGAAATTGTTTTGCGAGCGAATCATAAGAAACTTCCGGCCGTTTTGGCGGACGAGCGCCGTCGTTTCTTTCGTCGCTCATCATGCGACCAAAAGCGTGGCGGTATTCCTCTTCGGCGTCTGCCGCGTCCTTGAGTTTCTGCAATCCTGGAAACGTCTTTTCGAGTCGTTGCTCTTTTTCCTGACTTTCACGTTCAGACCTTTTCTCTAGATCAGCATTCGCTTTTTCAACAAGCGGACGAGCAGCATTCCTAACAACTTTTCCACCCATCATGAAAAAATCGGCTGGAGAGACTTTCATTTTTCGCAACGTATCCACGAAAGCTGCGGGGACTGGTGAAATAATTCGCCCGAGCTCGATTTGCTGCTCTTTCCCGGCCGCATTTTTAACCGTTACCGATTTTCCATCGTCGGCCAAAGTGACAGAATAGCCGTCCTTGTCAACGAACTTTTTATCGGCGTCCATTTTCGTCTCCTTCGGTTGATCGTTCGCCACCGAAGGTATCTTACCAGCTTCCGCCGGCTTGTCAACACTTGTTGACGAATTTCCGCCGCTTCCAAATTTGCCGTCATTGGCCCGCTTGTGTTTCGCTTCGTCCCATTCCTCGCTCTCTTGCACCTTCGTCCGCTCATGCTGCTCGCGCCTCGATTTTATCTTGACGCCAATCCGCGCGACGAGCTCGCTCTTCTTCCCAGACACGTCATTGATACCGAACCTGCCCGCGAGCTGCTTCAATTGGGCCCCGGTTAATTCGTTCCCGATACTTGCCATGGCGGCGTCTGTTTTCTCGGACAGCTTCGCGTCCGTCAACGCCGAATCAAAGAGCTTTTTCACCGTCTCGTGAGCGGCGTCCAGAGTCGCGGCGTCTTCGACCTTGTCGAGCGGCTTCGCCTTAACGACGTTTTCGGGGGCGGGGGCGGCGTTGGGGGCGGGCGGGAGCGGTTTGGGTTCTCTGAAAGATGTATTCAGTGAATTTTCCAGCCGGCTCAAAAGCATCGCGTCGAAATGCTCTATTAATTTCGACTTGCCACTGATGCCTTTGATACCGAGGGAATCGGCATACGCTTTCAATTCCGCTGGGTTTTTTGACGCCAAAAAGTCGTGGGCTTGCTCAACCTCTTTTTGTGACAATTGCCGTGCGTCGGCTTTTGCGAGAAATTCGCTGAATGTGGTCTTGATGTCTCCTTCTGCCGACGTAGCGTTTGGAGCGACGGGAAGCGGCTTGGGTTCCTCCTTCGCCGGGTCCAGTTCCCCAAACTCCTTCCCCAAATCGAAGTCGCCGATATCGTGCTGATGTGCCAGCCCAGCCAGCGCCACTTTCGCCGCCATCACCTTGCGCTGCGCCGCCGGGCCCGCGTCGTCCGCGTGCTTCGCGATCGCCTCTTCAAGCTTTCCCTTGGCATTTGGCCCCCAGAGCTTAACGGCCTGCTGAGCAAGTTCCGGGGCCTTGGGGTGGCTCGCGTGGCTGACGTCGATCGCCGTGGGGCCGGCGACGTGCTTTCCGTCCTGGTAGTGCTGTTTGTGGCCGAGGCGGTCGGTGAGGACGCCAGTGAAACCGGATTCGAGGAGGTCAACGATGGTTGTCCATGCACCGCCACCAGCTTCAAACGTGACGCCTTCCGTGAGCGGCTCCGGTTTGTCCGCCATCACCGCCGCCATGAACTCCTTGCCGAGGCGGGCGATTTCTTCGGGCGTCAACGTCTCCTCTTCGCTCTCCATGGCCGGCGTCCCCTTGCTCTTGAGCCAGCGGTAGATTTCCGCAACTGCGATAACCGGCGCGGCGGTCGCCAAGCTGCTCCCAGGAATAGGCAACGGAAGGCCCGCAATGCCAGCCCCCATAATCGTCAATGCCATGCCGCGCCCGTGTCTCGCTTCGAGGCGGTCATAGTGCCCCTTCACCTTCACTTTGGCCGCGGCATAAACCTTCGCGGGGATCTTGCTGGCGTAGCTGGCCCAGGTTTCGACATGCTTGTCGGGAGATGCGGGGGCGTCTTTGGTAATGGCGACTTGCTTACCGTTGACCCAGCGATGGCCATTGCGGTCTACGCCGGTGAAATTCTCCAAGACATCCCGCGATTCCAGGCCCGCCCCGCCTCCCGGCAATTGCGGCGTCGGCGCCGGCCGTCCTCCCCCTCCCCCCATCCCAAACGGATCGCCCCCATCCCCCGGCATCGGCAGCGCCCCGCCCTGCTGCCCGAACTTCGCGTCAAACTCCTCGTTGTTCGCCGCCTCGTGGTCGGGGTCCAGGCCGCGCTCGCCCTGCGCCGTCTTGACGCTCTTGATCTTCGTGCCGATCAGGATTTGATCCTCCTGCGCCGTTTGTAACGGGTCGCGCACGCTGATCGTGGGGGCCGTCACCTGCAATTC